ATTCATTGAATGCATCAATAGGAAGACCTTGTCCACCAGGGCCACCATGAATAGGAACTTTTCTAACGCCAAAAGTAACAAATGGATTTAACGCTATTCGAATGCCATCAAACAACGTTGTGTTACCGGCATCTGCTTCTCGCTTTAAAATAGCTTCCTTAACAAGACGGCTATTATCGGCTTCTAGTTCTTTGATAATTTTAAACATGATTTCCCTTTTCTGCTAACAACATATTCTAGCAGAAAATACCAACAGGGTCAATAACAATAGGTGGGAATTATTTACGATTTGCGCGTCCACGGCTGATTGCGCTGTAGTCTTTGACTTTTCCGCCGTATTGTTCACCTTTGGCATATTTACCGTTTAGTGGTACACCTGAACCATTCTTGCCCTGTTTACCAGTGCCATCGGTATGCTGCGATTTGTGAGGCATAAGTCCTTGACTTACGCAACTCGATCTTGCACTAATACCAATTTTTTTACCTTCGTTACCTTTTCGGCAAGTTTTGGCAGATGCTTTTTCGGTGACAAATTCGTGAAATCTCATATTTTTATTTATGAGTATTAAAAGAAAAGCCCTGTGAAAATACAGGACCTTTCATAACAATCAAATCTAATCTCTATAGAAGATGTGACCGGCTACACGAGCTACACGAAACTTTTCATAAGACCAACTTGGTCGTACATATGTTGCGTGAAAATACAGAGCATCAAAATACTTTTTCTTTAAATTTTGATACATCGCTGGTACTGATAATAGAGCCATTGCAATTCTGTGGCTTTCCGTCCATTGCGCACCGTTTTTATCAAGAACACGGACACGTTGACAGCGCCAAGAGAATTGACATACTGCACTTTTAGAACGCTGGTTGACTACTCCACAAACAGTCGAGGGGAATCTCGAATCTGATTTGCGATTAAGAGTAACTAGGCCAACTGCAACTTTGCCTTCTTCGGGCTGATTGCCAGACTCATAGTAGATGTTTTTGGCCAGACATTGTAATTCTGTATCATCTACCTTTTTTTTGATGCTTTTATTAGGCAATGTAAAATACAGTGCTCTCGTATCATTATCCGGATATAGTAGTGATTTGACTTCCGGATTTTTAGTATCAACAGTTTTTACAACTGCTGTAGTTTTAGTATCAACAGAACTAGAAACTAATTCTGGTATGTGACCCGCTTGTTTCCCTGCTGGGGTCTCGGCATGACTTGCACTCTGGAATGTCATTACCGATAATACTATTAGCGCAAAATTGCGTATCATAGACATATCGCTGTCCTCCTTTGTTTGGGTTTAGTGTATGTGTGTGCATTATTAAAATAGTTTCAGTCAGTAGTTGAATTATCAGACTTTACAGTCCTGGGTTGTTTACGGTGTGCATTAAACTCGCCATTTATCCAAATTTTGGCAATTGCACGAGAATTGTTCCCGGCAGTTGCAATAATTCGTTTAGCAGCGCTACTGAGTTTGAAGCTTGAATTCGGTTTATTCATCATTTTTCCTTTATGAAGTAATAGTTAGCGTCAGTGAAAATTTATTATATACAAATATTGTGCAAATTTACAGCTTTTAACGATGAGATGAGTGTTATTCACGATGAATTGAGTATTCAAATATGTAAGAGGCATAAATTTCAATGAGTAAATATACTTGAAGGTAAAATTAACATGTTCAATTTAAATAAAATTCGCGGCCACATTAAGATGCAGAAGCTGCACGAACTCAAGCTAACTAGGTATCGAGCAGAAGAAAATCGCAAGGATGCGCCTAATCCTGCTAGACTCAAGGATATTGACCGAGCACTCACCAGAGTCACTGAAAATATCAAAATGTGGGAAGGCAAACTCTCTGCATTTGAAAATGCGCCGCCTAGGCCACCTGAAAGACCTGCAATTAACAGTGGACCAGATCAACCATTAATAGGATAATAAAATGAGCGATACCATTAAACCAGCCATAGCTGATTATGTTCCAAGTCATGGCTTGCATAGTCAACCTAAAGAAGCAAGAGGCGGAGCTTTCGCTCCCGCAGATATGCCACTAATCAAAGATGCACTCTATGCATTACTAAAGACACTTGACGAAGGTGATGAGCGTGTATCTAGTGTAGCTAATTTGCTGCACAGAATTGGTCGTATTAGTTAATTCGACGTTGATTTATTACTCACAAGAAAAGGGCCCGTATCTCTACGAGCCCCCGACTTTATTTTAGTTTGTTAATTACTTGGTCTTGGCAGCATCAGTAACAGCGCCAACTACCTTGCCTAGTAGCGCAGATCCCTCTTCGGTCTGGTTAAGTGCTGCAAGCATGCCTGCAATACTCGTGCCGCCCTTGGGAGTAAACACATCAGCGAGGTTGCCAATACCGCTTTGCACATCACCGCTATTAGCAATAATCTTAAGATCAGCAGCCTTGATAGCACCTGCCATTTCCTTGCCAACTGCCTCAGTAGCTTCAATGTTACGCACCTTGATCAAGTAAGCCTGATAACCTTCGTTGCTGCCAATTTCATTAGCAAGCGTGATCTGAGCGTTAACCGGAGCAAGTAGCAGTGCCTTTTCAGCTTCGGCTCGTGCAGTACCTTCTGCTTGAATACCTTCGGCATTCTTCAATGTAGCAGCCAACTTACCTTCTGCAATCTGAGTCACTGATTCTTTTTCAGCTTCTGCATTGGTAATCTGCGCCTGCTTTGCAGCTTCTGCATTGACAACCTGTACCTGCTTGTCCTGTTCAGCTTTAACAGTTGCAACTTCCTTGTCAATTTCAGCCTGGCGAACACTCTGTACCTTTTGAACTTCCATCTGGCGCTCAGTGGTCAACTTAGCTTCAAGCTGAACTTCCTGCTTGTTCTTTTCCTGAGCAATACCGATAGTCTTTTCCTTCTCGGCTTGGCGAATACCAACCTGCTGTTCAGCTTCGGTTCGACTCAAAGCAATCTGGCGCTTGGCCTCGATTTCCTTGGTTTCTGCATCCTGCATGTTCTTGGCAACTTCAACTCGCGATTCCATTTCAATGTATGACTTCTTCTTAGCCATGATATTGTGAATAACCTGTGAATCACGCGAATCACGAATGTCCATAAATTCGATAGTCTTTACAGTAGAAACACCCCATTCCTTAAGACCAAGATCAACTACATCGGAGAACTGACGACCGAGGGTAGCACGGTCACTCATGATGTGGTCTAGAGAATACTGAGCAAGAACACTACGAACAGCACCCTGTAGGACACCACCTAGCTGACCCTGTAGTTCAGCAAAATTACTAACACGCTGAGCGGCAATCTGGCTATCAGAAATGCGAAAGAATGCACGAACATCTACAAGAAACGGCAGGCGATCAACATCGTATGCATCATAATCCCGGAGATTCAAGTCGAATACCGATTCTGGAAACAGAGTAACTGTAACACCAAAGAATGGAATAAACGAAGGAATAGCGTAATAGGTGTTTCCTGCTTCACGGCCTCGGCCGTACGAAACAGTCTTCTTAGAACTCTGAACGATGTGTACCATATTAGTTGGAACAACACGGCGCCAAATAACGGCTAGGAATAGACCGATGCCGATAATTGTGGCAACGGTAATAAGTGCAGCAATAATAATCATGTATATATTTCCTTAATTAGAGGTAGGCGAGCTTAATAAAATATCAAAAGTGACATGATATTTTATAGTTTATAGTTTATAGATTTTATGTTATTGCGTCAAGCGTAAAATAATAAATAAAGATGTACCTGTCGCGGCACCGCAAATGCCCACAGGCTCTAATGCTAAGAAGGAGCAACCAGCATGTGTATTTACTGCGGCACACAGTATTATCGTAAAATATATGTTAAGCATCACGGATCAATTCCAGTCGATGAATCTGGAAGAAAATTCGATATTCATCATATTGATGGTAATCGAAAAAATAACGAGCCCGACAATTTAGTGGCTCTATCTATCAAAGATCATTATAATATTCATTACTCCCAAGGAGATTGGGGAGCATGTATGAAAATTTCTTCAAGGTTGAATATGTCCAATGAAGTCATATCAGAGTTAAGTAAAAGGGTCCAAGAAAAAAGAATAAATGACGGAAATCATAATTTTCTAGAAAAAGATTTCTATAAAAATAGAGAATTAAAAAAGAAAGTTATGGGAATAAAATCAAATTTTACGTCTGAATTTTGTCAACAGTTGGCACTTAGTAGGTCAAAAAATGGAACTCATAATTTTCAGGGAGATAGCAATCCATCCAGGAAAAAAATTAAAATGGGAACACATCATTTTTTAGAAGAAATGACATGTCCCCATTGCTCAAAAGTAGGCAAAGGTCCTCAGATGAATAGATGGCATTTTAATAACTGTCCAACTATTACTGGCAAAAAGCGAGAACCTACTTATTCAAGGAAGAATTCTTAAGAGAATAATAAAACTCACGCTGATCCGTATTTAACTTATTGATATCATACTTTGCAAATCTATGTAAAATAATAGGTTTTAGGGTATTTTGGGCAGAAGTATCAGATGTCTTATACTGAATCATAAGATTATCAAAATCTGCCTGCATGCCTTCATTGTACTGTACAGATTCCTTAAAAACCTTTGCATCAACTGCTGTATATCGTGGTGCAAAGAATTCGTACATCTTATAGCTGCCAAAACTAAGACCTACTATGAATGCAACAGCCAAGCAACCCATAATAACTGCGGAAAGAACCGCTGCAAGAAAATCCTTCATTTTAATACTCCTTAATTGTTAAGTGGAAACGGTGAAACAATAATACGAGGTTCAATATAAACTGGCTTCACCTTGTCTTGACCAGGAACCCGACATGCTACCCAAGTGCCATCTGCACTTGCAGGCGAATACAACCCGTTAGGGTCAGCTTGTGCAACACCTTGATACTTCTGTGGATTAGTATACTGCGTGGCATATGGAAGCCCAAATCCCACAGAGTCACAGAACTTAGTAAGCTGGTTGTCCATACCAACAAGATAGGTATAGGTAACAGCATTCTGATCACGCATTTCAAGAATGTCCTTCATAAGGCGCTTCTCTGAAAAATTAATGATGGCAGGCATACCCACAGACTCAACAGCGTTCCTGTTCAGCCGTTCCTGCTGTTCGTTCTGAATCTGATCAGAGGTCCGGTAACTCTTGGGATCGCCGCAGCCGGCAAGTGTAAATGTACTTGCCATAGCAGCAAGGATTAGAATACGCTTCATAGAGCAGACTCCTTAGTTGTTTTCAAGAGGGAAAGTGGAAACCGTCACGCGGTCTTCAAAGAAGGTAGGCGACACCTTGTCGCTACCTGGAACCTTGCAAAG